TCCAGGCCCTGAGATATGACCATTCTTACGTGGGAAATTCCCCACACCCTCTGGACCTGATCCCCTGGCCGCCATATACGGACGGTTCACGGGTTCAAAAGAATAGGAAGGCTGTGCTCTTGTGCCGCGATACGGGCTGTAGGAAGCAAGGCTACCAAAAAACTCTGGGCTTGAACTTGCAAATCGGTTTACGATTGCTTGTTGACGGGCCTCGTACTGCTCGTCTGTCTCGCCTTCTTGTTGAGGTTCAACAAAGAAGTTATTAAGAGCGCCCGTAGCCGCTAGACCACCCATAGTCACGCCAGCTATGGGCCCGTATTTTGTGAATGTTCCTGGAAGCGCTCTTTCATACGCCTTCGCTGCCAACTCCTTATTCCCTGTTTGAGACAAGACGCTTTGGTATTCAGAAACTGCTGCTTCCTTAGCGGCGGCTTCACGAGTGGAAGGTGAAAGGTAATCGTAAGTCTTATCTAAGAAGCTTTTTTCAACCCCACCGGTAACACCGGATGCAGGTGTTTGCACGGCCGGGAAAGGCTCTGCTAGGTTTTGGAAGTCCATTCCACCTACCGTAGAAGGTTGTGGAAGTCCGGGAGGAAGCCCTTGACGAACATTCACATCGTAAAGGCCAGGACTTTCTGCTGCTCGACTAATGACGCTTGGGGGCTGTGCTCCCCGCATCGCAAGATCTGTTTGGGTAGGAGCTCCAACCGGTTGTGTGCTGAATCGATATTCAGGGGCGTTAGGTAGTGCTGTTCCAGCCGCGAGTGGATCAGGACTAACACCAACCGCACCAGGAACGTCACCTACCATTAAGTCAGCAGTCCTGGGATCCACCTTGCCCAAGACATCCGCTGTCGGAGCGGCTTCAATAGGCGCAACCTGCGCCTGTGAGGCGCCTGCTTCCGTTCCGTACAGACGATTGACCTCGTCCAACGGGGTGCTGAACATTCTGTCCGCAGTGCCCTTAAGTGTCTCAAGTGGTGTTGCATTTCCATACAGGTCAGGACGTGACTGAAGTGCTGCACTTCCCCCTGTGATTGCACTCAAACCACCCGCAACCGCTGCACCTTTAAGACCATTGGTCAAAGAAGCTTTTAGGCCGTCACCGGCAAGAATACCTGAGCCAAACGCTCCCACAAAACCACTGACCGCGGCCACGCCTGCAGCGCTGCTAACACCTAAAAACTGAGCTGCAGCAGGTCCCAGGAACGCACCCAATGCAACCGTTATAGCGATTCGACCAACCGTACTCTTAGCAAACTTACTGACGGCTTTGCTGACTGACCTAAAAACCTTCTTAAGGCTAAAGAACTCGGGCAATCCGGTGTAAGGGTTGATCGTTCCTGATCCACCCATGCGCTTGAGCATCATTGCCTCTTGGGGCGTGATGTGAGCAAGCATGGTGTCACCCTGTCGGCCCATGGCAGCAAGCTCACGAGCAATGGGCTTCATCTGAGGTAGATCTACAATTCCGCCCTCTGCCATTTCCACAGGCATTTCCTGGTCCATGGGCCGTGATTCACGGAGAATGTTTTCTCCCTCTTCTGCCGCAATGCGAAGAGCTGTGAAGAACTCAATGTCAAAGGTGGGTGGTAAAAGATCCTCAGGAATACCTTCGGCGAGCAACTGCTCACGGACTTGTTGGTAGTTGTTTGGATCATTGAAGACGGCTTCTACAACGCGACGAATGACCGCAAGATCTTCCGGCGTCATTCCCGCCTCACGGAGCTCCATTAAAAACTCTTGGACAGCTTGAGGATCAATCTCTGATCCGGCTGTCGTTAAAAGTTCGCGTGTAAATTGAGGGTAGCCGACATCACGCGCTGCTTGCTGAGAAGCAATCAGTGGAGCGTAAGAATCCAGTCCGTCTTGAGAAGTTGGGCCGCCTACATTTGTAGGCAGGTTCATAATGCCTGCACCGTCCATGGGTGTCCTTTCCAAATTAATTAACAGGCCTCGTTGGGCGCGCGCCGGGAAAGGACGCGGAGATAGCCCAAATTATCGCCTTTTTCATTAGTTCCTGTCTACTTCTAGGTAGCTCAAATAAAAATCAACATTGCCTTGGCTAGAGGTCACTTTTAGTACGTCCGTGGCCTCTAAAATACAAGAAACGCCGCTAAAGACGTCCATGGTCGAGTCAGCCGGCAAAACATAGCCCTTGAGCAGATCGTAAGCCGTGCCACCGCCCAGGGGATAGGCCTTGACGGTAAGGTTCGTGGAGCTTGTGTCGCCGTTCGTTACCCGAAGCGAAGAAACCACCGTTGTATTGGCATCAGGAACCGTGTAAATCGTTGTTTCTGTCGCCGCGGTGGGACTCAAGTATTTCCGTAGGTATTTGTTAGCCATTTCAAACCGCCGATATAAAGTTAATTGTCAGAATGGCCGAGGGAATGGCCGGCCTGGTTGGGGACGTATCCGCGGAATAAGTCTGCAAATAGACGTTAGTTGTAGCACCCCACCAATTCAGCTGAAGATAGTCAGAATCAGGCTCGTTTACAGTAAAAATACCCGACAAAGCAGCTGTTAAATGCCCTGGGGTTGATTCGTTTTTACGTGCTGGAACGTCGGACCGGCGACGGCTAAGCGGGTAGTTTGTACCACTGTCCACGGCCCACAGCTCGAACTCTTGGATGCTGTTCTCGCCATTTGTAACTTGCAGCGACATCGTCACCAGATACTGCCCTGCACAAGAAACATAGATTTTGCTGTTGTCAACAACTTGAACACCGTTTGAAAAGTTCGTTTGGTTGAAAGTCAAGGCGTTTGCGGACGTTGCTCCAGCATTCGTCTGGTCTGCCGTACTCATAAACATCCCATATGGCAGGCTTATGCCATTACTTACTTGAAATCCACGTATTCCACCGGCAAAACCACCCGCTCCTGCTGCATTGCCAAAAACGGACTGGGCCGCGGATATGTTTTGGTCCAGTGTCGAACCATAGGTTGTATTGAGCTGTAAAACAATCTGCTCAAGCGAACGAACAAGCTGGTTAAACTGCTGAGGATCGTATTGGTTCGATGCTGCGTTAGGCAGACGAACGTTAGTAATCTTACTCATCGCAACCCGTCAGGCTGTATATCTACCCGTAGTGTTCCAAAGCGCCACCAGGACCCCAGCTCATCAGATTCCAGTTTTATGGATATCTGCCTTCCCCTGGCCCTCGTGTCAACTTTTTCCGTGCTCGGCGTGATCGTATACGGGTCAAGAGAGCTGACTTCCGCGTTTGTTTGTGGGTAGCTCTTAAGATTAATTCGACAGGTTATGTCCTTGATCTGATCTTTGAAATCAGGAACAAAACGCTTCATGTACATAACCTGATCACCGTCACCGATGTCAAAATAGCCGGATTGCAGGTAAGCGGGGATAGCCTCGCCGTTGGCGTCATACCCACGCTCCTGCGTATAAATCAGGCTTCGTCCACCCGTCACCCCATAGATCGTGTCGCCTGGAGGGGTGTTGGTGTTGGTGGGCAAATATTGCGCTGCAATAGGAAGGTTATAAATACCGACATCCTGCCATGCCGTCCTAGGCATCGTTCCAATGTGCCATGTGTTCTCAAGGTAGTTGTAGGTCACAAAACGATTGATGTAGGTGGAATCCGCCGTGCAATACCACCAGGTAACCTCGTTAAACAGGCCATTGGACCCCGCATGTGTCTTGGTCCCCTGGACAAGGTTAATGTCCTTGAAAACGTAGTCTTGAACCGTGCAGGGCAGCTTTCGAACAGTACCGTCAAAAATAAAGAAGTCTTCCTGGCCCATCCAAATGGCAACACCGTTGACGTCAACGGCCGCATGAGGACCGATCAAACCGCAGTTGGCACCGAGCTGTTGGAATCCGAAGGTGTAGGGTGGTCCAACGTACTGCATGCCGTGTAGGGAGCTGTCCGTAAAGATAAGGATCTGACCACGCGATCGGATCGCCCCAACAATCCTGTTTCCGTCAGTCAGACGCTGGCCGCCGGCTGTGTTTGTGGCCGATTCGGCATAAGTTGTAATGTCCTCTTGGTCAGAAAAACGCACAAACATAGGGTCAAAAGTTGTGTCATCCCCAGGCGTTGTTTCTGTTCCAAGGAGAACTAAATGCCTGTCTGGCGTTGAAACAATGGTGTAGTTGTTCTTTGTCGGAGCATTTGTGAGCAGAGAAGCAGGTGTTCCAACCCCGTCATCCGTCGGGCTCCATTGATACACGGAGCCACCGTTAATCTGAGCAATCAGGTTCTCACCGTAAGTATCGAGCTGCCACACCCTTGAGGCAAGGGCCAGGGTTGCTGTAGCAGGAGCAGGCTCACCGTAAGGGCTCAAACCAAAACCGCCAACGCCCCAACCAAAGTCAAAGTAGGTGGTGTCTGAACCAACATTAATTTGATAAGCCGCTGTTCCATCTCCGGCTGCAGAAGCACTTGAGGTTGCAGCATTGGGGACCTGAATGGTGTAAGTTGATCCCGAAGGCACGGTCAAGACCTCAAACTGGTTCTGGAGGTCTGCGTTTGCTATTCCACCCGGATCACCTGTGACAGAAGAAAACGTTACAAAGTCGCCTACCTCGGCGCCATGATTCGTGTCATTAACTGTAACCGTCGTGGATCCAGATGTTGTGGTAAAAGTGACACCCGTGTTTGTTGCCCGAATAGGCGTGATGTCGTACCAAGCACCGCCCGTAAAAACATAAAGCTTACGGTGAGTGCCGACGGCCATGTAAGGAACAGAGTTCAGGTTTGACCAAGCAAGGACGTCACTGGCTAAGCCAACAAGGCTTGTTAATTCACCAGCAAAGCCTTCCCAACCACCTATTTTTTCAGGTAAGCCATACCTAAACCTGACGTAGTCCGAATCGATCCAGCCGCCTTCAGCACCGTATTCGGTGTTTTGCTTATCGATTCCTGGTCTAAGTGCAAGCTTGAAGTAAGACATTTTAGGCTACGAGTCCTTGGAGATAAACGGTTTTTCCGTCTTTTTTGACAGCGGTTAAGACCTGTTTTCGAAGGTCTTCCGGCACGTAGCTAACGTGTGTCCAGCCTGAGTCTGGGATACCTACAGTATAAAATTCAAGGATAACTTGTGTAAAGTCCAGATTGTCAAC